GGGGGGGGGGGGGGGTCGCGATTTTCAATCGCGGCCCCTGGGTACAATGGATTCCGACTCTCACAAAATTTGGCAAATGGGCCAATCGGTTTTGCAGGATGCTGTTTCTACAAGGAGGTTTCTATGGAATGGTTGTAAGGTTTATTCCAAACAGAAGCAGTGCCCTGCATTTCTAATTTAAAAAAAATTTGGCTAACGTGACATTCCATATCGATGCGCGCGTTCCCGGCGGGGAGCCGGGTCAGCCACAGTCCCGGGTTCTTGGTTGGTTCCTACCCGGGGCTGGAATTTTGGCGGTTAGGTTTGGGGCGGGCTTCCTTGGTTGGCCCGTTAGTTTCTATACCGCCACCGCCGGGGGGTTTACTAGCGTTTCCCTCCGGCGGATTTAATTTGTCAATGGATGAACTGATCTCAGAGGAGGAGCTGGCCAGCCGGATCGGCGTTTCCCGTGGGGTGCTGCGCGATCTGCGCGTGGCCGAGCTGGGGACTCCGGAGGACGGCTACTGGCGTCGGATAATACGGACGATTCATTACACCGAGAAGGGCTCCCAGAGGGTGCTGGAGAACATTAAGAGTGGATTGTCGGGTGAAGTGACCCCTGACGATAAAAAGCTCCTCAAGGGGCCGTTGGAGGAGCTTGTGACCTTTGTGAAGGGCGGTTTTGGCAATCAATATATTATCCATGCTAAACGCAAGAACGGCGAAATAATAAACGTGCGCGTGGGTGATAGTTCAAATTTTAGACTCCGGTTGATCAATGGTGATCCAATGATCTTTCCGGCCATTAAGGAAAAATATGGCTGGGTGATAAAAGGGCGACCGCCGAGGGCGCCGGGTCGATGGTAGGAAGATGGATTAAATTAACAACAAACGGGCTGGTTAGGCTGACCCAAAAACTACCCGAGGAGAAAAGATGGAAATGGCGAAAAATACGTCACAGGAAAGGTGCGCGCATTTATCTGGTGGACCCACGGCAACGCCAGTGGGAGTTCAAGATGAGTCAAGGCATACACATTAGGCTCGATGGCAACCGATCAGACATGGTGGGCGCTGACCGAGACGCCAAAAATGAAAATCGGAACTAAAGCCGTGCTTTGCGCAATGGCAATCGTGTCAAGTAAAAAAGATGGTAAATGTTACTTTTGGCAGTCACCGGCCAGGCTGGCCAAGTTCCTGGGTTGCAGTCGTTCGACGGTTTACAAGCATATCAATTTACTCTGTGCCCTGAATCTTATCGAGCCCTCGTTTAAAGGTTATATTCTTTGTGTCCAGATTCCGGAATCCGGAATCCGGAATCCGGAATCAACTGTCCAGAAACCGGAATCAACTGTCCAGAAACCGGAATCAACTGTCCGGAAACCGGACACCAGTATAGAAAGAGAAGATGAAGAGATTAATGAAGAGATTATGGGGAGGGAGGGAGCCCCGGAATTGGTGGAGAAGGGGACTTTGATGAAGAGGGCCGAGATGCTTGCGATCCCAAGCGACTTTGCCTGCGAGTGGTATGAGAGGTGGTATGCCAACGGCGTTTTCTGGAACGACAGTGACATGACGAAGGCGCTCAAGCCTTTTGGCAGTGAGTTGTCGGTGCTGGAGAATCGGTTGATTGTGAAATGGGCGAAGCACAGGGAGGAGTGGATGGATGATAAAAAAAGGGGAGGCAAGTCAACTTGGGAGTTGGAAAAGCAAAAAGTTAATCTTGAGGAGTTGATGAAGAATCATTCGGGCAACCCGAAAAATGAGGGCAGCCTGGGTGCGGATCAGGAGACAATTAAGGAGTTTCGTAAATTGCGTGATAAGCGTGATGAAATTACAAAACAACTGGCGGGTGTATGAAGCTGGACAGACACGGTGCTCGGACGCTGGCGGTTATGGTGGTGATGCAGGCGGTGACGGATTATAGGAAATTAAAAAGGTCAAAGGAAATAAAAAAGAAGCTCGAGAGTGGCTGGGTGTTGAAGGAGGTGTTGTTGAAGGAGGTTGAAAAGTTTTTTTCGGAGGGGGGTGGTGCTGATTATTATTTGGAGTTGTCGGGTATGAAGGTTGATGCGGTGCTGCTTATAGAAAAGCTAAAAAATGAATGAACTGTTCCCAAGAGATTTGACGGCCGAGCGCGGCGTGCTCGGGTGTTGCCTGCTTACCCCGGCTCTGAGTTTGAGTGATGTGCTCGAAAAGCTCGGACACAGCGAGCCGCAGGATGCGTTCTATGACACGCATCACCGGGAAATCTTTTGGGCGATGTTCGAGTTGCACCGTGACGGAATCGGGATCGATCTGTTGACACTCAACTCGAAATTAAAAAAACGAAAGCCGGATCAGCCGTGGGCGACGCTGATGGCGGCACTTGAGGACGAGGTGGGGAGTTCGGTAAATCTGGAATTTTATCTGAAGCCGGTGCTGGAGTGCTGGCATTTGCGAAAGCTGATCGAGGTGAGTCGCCAGCATGTTGAGCTGGCAAAAAAACCGGACGATCACGGTGGGGTGGGCGCGGTGCTGGACAAGGCCGAGTCGGACATCCTCGAGCTCAACTCGGCGCGGGCGCCGGATCAGACAGTGGACCTGAACGGGATGATTGATCGGGTCTATGAGGAGATTCAAAACTACGAGCGCGGCGAGGGGCGCCTGACCGGTCTGGACACCGGGTTTAAGTATCTGAACAAGCAGACCAGCGGCTTTCAGGATCGGCAGATGATTCTGATCGCTGGTCGGCCAGGAATGGGCAAGACCTCCTTTGCCACCAACATGGTGTCGAGGATGCTCTTTGATCAGAAAATACCGGTGGCGTTTTTCTCGATGGAAATGTCGGCCATCGAGCTGGTGGAGCGGATCATCTTTGCGGAGGGGTGGTGTAATTATCAGCATTATCGCACCGGGTACGCCTATAAGGCGGATTTAATGGCTGATTCGGAAACGGGGGAACCGGGGCTCTTGGAGATTTGTGAGGAGTTCAGGAAGCTGCCGCTCTTCCTTGATGACACCACCCAGCAGAGCATACTTGACATCCGGGCCAAGTGTCGGCGGCTCAAGGCGCAGCATGGCATCAGGCTGGTGGTGCTCGACTATGTGCAGCTTATCCGTGGCACCAGCAGTCAGTATAACAATCGGGAGAGTGAGATTGCCGAGATTTCAAGGGGCATCAAGGCGCTGGCCAAGGAGCTCGAGATGCCGGTGCTGGGTCTGGCGCAGCTCAATCGTGCCTCGGCCCAGAAGGGGCACTACGCGCCCTCGATGGAGGATTTGAGGGAATCGGGGCAGCTCGAGCAGGACGCCGATCTGGTGGGCATACTGGCCGATGCGCAGCCGCGAAACAATGCCGAGCGCGACATGTGGGAGAGCGACGAGGGGTGGGCTGGAAAAAAGAGGCGAAACCTTGTGATCGTCAAGCAGCGCAACGGTCCCTGCGGCAAGAGCGATTATATCTTTCACAAGGGGGCCATGCGCTTTGAGCCTTACAAGGAGGCTACAACAACAGAGGAATAGCATTATGATACACATATCAATAGAGGGAAGGCTGGGTGCGGACCCTACACCGCACGAAGATTATGGCAACGTGACCAATTTCAACTTGGCCGCTAGTCAGGGTAAAGACAAGGACCCTGTGTGGTTCCAATGCAGCGCTTGGGACACGCTGGCGGATAACATACGCAAGTGGTTCAAGAAAGGTTCGGGCATACTTGTGCATGGTCGCTTGTGTCCAACCAGATACGAAAAAAACGGCAAGACCATTCACGATTGGGAGGTCAAGGTGAGCAGCTTCGATTTTCCGCTATCCGGCGGGAAAAAGAAGGAGGAGGCGACCGATGAAGTGGTTGAACCGGAAATCATTGAGGACAACGGCGAGGCGACAGTCGCGCATTGTCCTGACATAACAGAAGAAAACAAATAAAACAAATGGCAAAAGAAAACGAAAAGACAGATGGGGCCGTAAGTCAGGCCGACGTGAACAAGGCCAACGCACAAGCAGCACTTCGAGTGCTCGCGAACCTCGCGCTGCAACTCGCAAGTCAGCAGCAACAGGAAGTGCAGAACGCGGCGAATGTCCTTGAACAGGTCATTCACGATGCCGGTGAAACGTGGTCAATTGCGCCAGCGGTGGTTGAGCCGGTGAAGAAGGAGGAGAAAGGTGGCTAAATGAAAGGCAAACAACATAAACCAACCCAATTGGGTACAAACTGAAGGAAGGAGTAGTCATGTCGATAAAGAACATAACAACAACCGAAGAGTTGATTAGGGAACAGGACAAGGCACAGAGACGTGTGTGCAATATACAGACGGAATTGCATGAACGCGGCGATGTGAAGCATGAGTTTCACTCGCCCGTCATGTGTTCTGTTTATACGGAGATCACACCCGGGGTCGCTTCAAAAATACTGATAAGCTTCAATGGCGGCAAGGGTGGAGAGGCAACAAACCGTTCGATGTCCAGAGTGAAGGCGGCCCAGATCGAGAAGGATATGAGGAACGGCAACTTCCTGGGATATGTTTCCACGATCATCTTCGATGACGAGGGTGTCCTGATGGACGGTCAAACAAGGTTGCAGGCATTGCTGGACTCAAAGTCGGCCCAGCAGATGCACGTTATCATGGGTGTTCCCAGAGAGGGCATGCTCAAGGTCGATATTGGTCGGAAAAGAACCAACGCAGACAGGTTCAGGTTGGCGGGGATGCTTGGTAAGTGTACCAACACTCAGGCGAGTTGGTACGAGAGGATTGCAAGGTTCTCCTGTGCGTCTGGTGTCCCGAATGGAAAACCAAGAAATCCGTTCAATAGAATGAAGTCTTATATTCCGGATGATGAGATAGAGCTGGAGTTTGTGAGGTTAAAGGAACCGATAAAATATATCGTTGAGAATCTTGCAGACAACAAACTGCTGAGAAAACTGCCGTCACTAGCTGCCATTGCACAGTGGTGGGTTGAGTATGATGGTTGTGGTTGTTCGCAGGCGGGGCTGGCAGAAAGGTTCTATCATGATTTGATTACCGGAACCCGCGAGACAGGCATGTGGCAGGAGGGTGATCCTATTTTCACCTTGAGGGAGCAGTTGTTAAAGGTTGATTGGCAAAAGCAGGGTCATAATCTGGTTGATCAATATAGGATGTGTTATGGTTGGACAATTCATTCCATCAACAAGCATCTTAATTACAAGAAGCTTGTCCGGCTGACCAAGCGATCGTTGAGTTTTGATCTGGTTCTAAACGACGATGTGCCTTTTGTGTAATGGGGTTCAAGCAGACAGCCCACCCGATCCTTCCGGAGTTCACGGATCAGGAGATGCTTCGGATCTCCGAGTCCAAGGGGGTCGAGTATCTGGCGGCGCTCATTGAGGAGCGCGAGCAGGCGATTGGGCTCTCCAACAATGACCCGCTAAACAGCGGGTTCGAGCTCGCGCCGTGGAAGCGCGCCCGGGAACTGCTCAAGGTGTCGGATGAACTGCTCATCTTGGGTGGCAACCGGGCGGGTAAAACCGACTTTGCCGCCAAGTATGTGGTGGAAACCATGTGCGCCAAGGATAAGTGCAACGTGTGGTGTCTGCACTCCACGCTGCCCAGCAGCATCGAGATGCAGCAGCCGGTCATCCGGCGCTATCTGCCGGTCGAATGGCGCGACATCGGCAAGCAGGGTAGGACAACCAATGTCCGATGGACCGACAAGGGCGGTTTCTCGGATCAGGTGTTCATCCTGCCCAACGGTTCGCGCTGCCGGTTCCTGAATTATTCGATGATGGAATCGGTGTTCGAGGGCGGTGAGCTCGATCTGATTTGGGCCGATGAGCTGATTGGTTATGATCTGGTCAGGACGCTGCGTTTCCGCATCGCCACGCGCTCGGGCAAGCTGATCATCACCTTCACCCCGGTCAAGGGGTACAGCATGACGGTCAAGGAGTACCAGAGCGGGGCCAGGGTGCTGGAGAGCTCCGAGAGCGAGCTTCTTCCGGACAACGTGAACGTGGCCGGGTGTGAGCCCGGTCACATGCCCTACATCCTTCAGCCGATCCGGCGCAACGCAAGGATGATTTGTTTTCATTCCATCTGGAATCCGTTCGGCGGTTATCACAATGTTAAAAAGATGCTCGAGGGCAAGAGCAGCGAGGAGGTCAAGATCCGTGCGTATGGCTGGGCGGAGCGGCTTGAGGGAAAGGCGTTCCCGAAGTTCAACGAGAACGTGCATGTGGTTCCTGCGGAGAAGGTGCCGGGCAGCGGCACGCGCTACTGCTCGGTGGACCCGGCCGGGAGCAAGAACTGGTTCATCAAGTGGTACATCATCGATGACCTGAACCGTGTGTTCCTCTACCGGGAATGGCCCAACCGCCAGCAGTACGGTGAGTGGGCGCTGCCCAGCGACAAGCCGGACGGCAAGCCGGGTCCGGCGCAGACCGGGCTGGGCCTGAGTCTGGTGAGCTACAAGAAGATGATCCTCGAGCTGGAGGACGGCGAGGAGATTTACCGGCGCATCATCGACTCGCGCTTCGGCGGGGCGGAGGTGCCCAGTGCCAAGAGCGGCATGACACCGATCATCATGCTCGAGCAGGACGACCACGACGAGGAGGGCAACCTCATTGTGCCGGGCATGGTGTTCTTCCCGGCGCCGGGCGGCCAGATCGAGGACGGGATTCAGGGGATCAACGACATGCTCGACTACGACGAGAGCAAGCCGGTGAGCATGATGAACGCGCCGCGCTACTACATCAGTGAGGCGTGCGAGCAGTCGATCTACGGCTACGCCGAATACACCGGTCTGGACGGCCTCAAGGGTGCCCTCAAGGACGTAATCGACCCGGACCGCTACATGTTCAAGGACGGCATCCATCACTTCGATCCGGTGGCCTTTGCGGCCACGGGCGGGGACGCCCCTGATTTTTGATTTTGCCCCCTTGACGATATTGCGCTGAGACGTAATATCCGGCCGGTGAAGAAGATTGAATGAAGCAATTTAACGAGTTGCCGCTTCTGTTACGGGTCGGGGCCGTCACCCAGCTTCTTGGGGTTGGGAAGGGAACGGTTTACCGGCTGCTCGACACCGGTAAACTGGAAAGCGTGAACACGGACGGGGGCCATAAAAAGATTTCGCGGGAGAGTGTCCGGCGTTATTTGAAGCTGCCTGTGGGGGGGGCGATGGTGGAGGTGCTATGAAATCCGACAATTTAATCTATGAGCTGAACCTCGGTCAGATACTCAACGAGTACCGCGAGGCGACCGAGAGCGATCTGGTGGATCGCAAGAACAAGAACTGGGAGAACCGCTACAACATCTGGTCCGGCCAGAGTGATGACGGGCGCAAGTGGAAGAAGAAGCTCGGGCGCGACCCGGTTCCCTTCGATGGCTCAAGTGACAGTCGTGTGCCGCTGATTGACTCGTATGTGAACGAGGACACCGACATGCTGTTGACCTCGCTGCGCAGCATGACCGTGCAGGCGATGCCGACCGAGAGCAACGATGCGAACAAGGCGTTCCAGACAACCAACTTCCTGCGCTACATGTTGAGCAACTCGATGGACGAGTTTTTCCCCGAGGCGGAGCTGGCGGCCAACTACTATCTGGAAAACGGGCTGGCGGTGGTCGGCGTGTTCTGGGAGAGGGAAACGCAGCGCTACTACGAGACGATTGACCTCGAGGACCTGAAGAACGCGGCGATGAGTGACCCGGCGCTTGCCGAGCTGCCAACCATGCTGCTCGATCCCGCAAACGACGATGCTGTTTTCGTGATCGTGCAGAATTTGTTGGCGACACAAAACTTTGACGTGTCCGACGCGGAGGTGCGCAAGTTGATCTCTGATCTGCGCAAGTTCGGTGAGGGCAAGGTGACGGTGCCGATGGTGCACAAGGATCGCCCGACCATCGTGGCGCTGAAGGTGGGCGAGGATTTCTTTGCGCCGCCGGACACGACCGACATCCAGAAGGCGCGCCGACTCTATTATCGCCAGTACATGACGGCCGAGCAGATACAGGACGCGGTGGTCAGCCAGGATTGGGACAAGCGCTGGGCGTCGGAGGTCATTGAACGGGCGAAGGGCAACACGACCTCGACCAACTATCAGAACAACGGGCGGCTCACCCGGCGCGGCACGCGGCCGGGCCAGCTCGATCTGGACACCGAGAACCTCTATGAGATCGTGCACGCCTTCGAGCGGCGAGTGGACCCCAAGACCGGTGTGCCGGGAATCTACATCATCATTTTCAGTCCGCACCTCACCTCGGATGAGTCCGGCAGCGAGATCGTGGCCAAGCATGAACTGCTCAACTACGCGCACTGCCGGATGCCCTTTGTCCTGATGCGGCGCGAATACCTCTCGCGGCGCGTCGATGACTCACGCGGCTACGGCGAGATCGCCCACACTTGGCAGCGCCAGATCAAGACCGAGTGGGACGGCCGGGTGGACCGCTCCTATCTGGCCACCATGCCGCCGCTCCTGCACCCGCACGGGCGGGCGCCAAGCAAGTGGGGGCCGGGGGTCATGGTGCCCCGGATGCGTGCCGATGATTATCAGTACGCGGAGAGCCCGCGCCATGACGCCGGGAGCAAGGAGATCGAGGAGAGCATCCGCACGACGGCCGACCGCTACTTTGGTCGCCCGGTGGATGAGGCCAACGTGGCCTATTCGCAGATGCGGCAGCAGAACATGGTTCGCAAGTGGCTCGACTACTGGCGCGATGTGGCGCAACAGGTGTTGCAGCTCTGCCAGCAGTTTCTGCCCGAGCCGTTTTATTTTCGCGTGGTGGGCAGCAACCAGGCTGAACCGTTGCAGACCACGCGGCAGGAGATACTGGGCCAGTACGACATTCAGCTTGCGTTTAATGTCGCCAACCTCGACTCGGATCTGGTGAAGCAGAAGCTCGAGCTCCTGCGTGCTGCCGTGGGTGAGTTTGACATCAACGGTGTGGTGGATCGCACCGAGTTGATGAAGGTCGTGTTTGACTTTGTTGACCCGAACATGGGCGAGCGCCTGCTGCGACCGGCCGAGGCGGCGAGCGAGCAGGAGAAGGAGGAGGAGCGCAATGTGTTTGCACAACTCATGGCCGGTGTGCCGGTGGACGTGAAGGAGGGGCAGGCGTATGAGTTGCGGCTCAACGAACTGGGGCAGCTTGCGCAGACGCCGACGGCACAGAAAAAAATTCAGGAGGATGAGCATGTGGCGGGCATGATTGAGCGGCGCGCCAAGCAACTTGAACATCAGCTTGTGCAGCAACAGAACGCGCAGATCGGAAGGCTGGGTGCATGAGCGACGGCGAGCCAAGGAAGGAAGAGGATTTTATTGCGGACAGCATCCGGGGTCTGATGGGTGATCCGCGATGGGAGGCGGTGGAGTTGCTGGTAAGCAATCACCGGGATGAGCTGGTGCGCTTCATGTCGGATCCGAATTTGGCGGGGGATTATGGGCGGCTGGCCCATTCGGCCGGGGCGGTGGATGCGCTGGGCCATCTCTTGCAAGGGTTTTTAGAAATTAAAAACAGGTCTAAACAGGTCTAAACAGGTCTAAACGGTCGCCCAAGGCACATTGTTGCTAAACAGATGAGGGTCGGGGAGGTAAAAGCCTCCCCGACCTTTTTCTTTGTTTGGAGGCAATCAAACAATGGACACCTCAATGCAAGGTATAAAGCATGGCTAATATAGAGACAGGCGTGGCGGAGGCCCTTAAACCCGCAGACAACATATCAGTGGATGAGCTCTCGTCCATGTTCGCACCGGCAACGGGCGAACAAAGTGGGGAGCAGACGGAAACCGGGGACACAGGTGAACAGTCCCCGGCGGATGCAGAGGAAGAGCCCGTTGAAGAGGCGCCCTCTATCGTCCCGGACCCGGAGGATCAGCCGGAGGAATCGGAGGAACCCGAAGAGGAGGCGCAAGCCGATCCGGAGGAGGAATCCGGGGAGCCCGATGAACCCGAGGAGACGGTGGCCGAGCCGGAAAATGCGGATGCGCGATGGGAGAAAAAGTTCCAGAAGCGGATCAACAAGATGACGGCGCGGTCCAAGGAGTCGGAGGAGCGTGCAAGGCAGGCAGAGGATCGAGTTACGGAACTTGAGCAGGAGGTTGAAACCTATCGCAACGTCGCCGAACAACCGGTGGCAGGCCCGGGTGACGGGCCTTTGGCAAACATCAACACCGTGCAGCAGTTGCGTGACGAGAAAAAGAAGTGGCTTAACGTGAAACATTGGTGCGAGGAACACGCCGAGGGCGGGTCCTACACTGATGATAGCGATAAGGAGGTCTATATTGAACCGTCGGAGGTGCAGAAGGCCAAGCGGGATGCGGAGACGCATCTCATGGTAAGCATCCCCGAGAGGGAGGAACAGATCAAGGAGTACAACACGAAGGAGACACGGTTCAACGAGCCGGTTTACAACATGTTTCCGGAATGGAAGGACCCCAAGAGTGTGTTCTACAAGCAGGCGATGGAAATCGCCGCCGCTGTTCCCGAGGTCAAGAGGCTTCCCCATTGGCGAGGCATTGTGACGGCGCAGATGATTGGATTGCAGCAAATAGAAAAAATGATAAATGGCAAGACCAAGAAGAGTGCCGCCAAGGAGTCGCCCGCACCGGTTTCGGTGCGGAGCAATTCAGCTCCAGCGCCGAGCCGGGGGACACCGGCCGACAAGGCCGCCTCAAACGCCGACGATGCCTTCTACGATGAGAGCAGTCCCGACTACGGCTCGGCTGATGCGCTACAAAAAATGTTCTCCGCTAAACGCAAAGCGCGGCAAGCTGCCGCGTAACAACAAGGTAAAATTATGCCAGGAGCAAATTCATACAGTGTGCCCGGTGATACGGGCGGCAATAGGGAAGATTTGCGGAATGTAC